GACGAGCAGCTTCAGCGGCAGCGGCCTCGCTGGGGATGGTGGCCTTGATGTCCAGTGGCGAGAACTCAGCGGTGCGAGCAGCACGGCGCATGTCATGCACGATGGTTTTGGCTTTGTCGAGGTTCACGTTGATCATGCTGCATACTCCCAAGCTGCGCGGAATGTACGGTCTTCGGGGATGTCAGACACATCCACGATCTTGAAGGGTTTGCCCTCTGGCACATCTTTGGCTGCAATGGCTTCGATGGTCAGGCCACACTCGGCGGCAGGCACGATCACGGCCACGCCGCCATCGTCTGTTGGGTAAATGATACGAGAGTTCATTTGGGTTCCTTTGGGTTAGCGGAAGACGGAAACGTTAACTAGTGCAAAATCACCTAAAGTTGCTGCAGTTGATCCATCCACAGGAGTGAGAATTTTTACTGATGATGTCGCCAATGTTCCTACCGTAGCAGGCCATCGTTGGCACGTTGTTGGAGTCGTTGTTGGAGCACCAGCCGCAACAACAGAATAATTCGCATCCGGCAGCGCAGTCGTAAAGTTCACCGTGTAATCACCAGTCCCGTTGTCCGTGATGCTGGTGACGTTACCCGAGGCGCGAATAGCCACAGTGCCAGTGCCGTTGAAGTTCACCCATGCTCGGCAGGGGTAGATGGGGGCTGTACCCGTCACCGTGGCGAACTGCGCCGAGTTGATGTTGGGCGTTGTGAGCGTGGGGCTGGCAACAGTTGTCGCCAGAGTCGATGCACCTGTGATGGTGCCGCTTCCGTCTATGGTAATAGGCATGATGGTTCCTTGTTAACGGAAGACTGAAACAGATACATATGGTGGGTCATATCTGTTTGCGGCAGTGCCGCCGGGTTGCGAAGTGTGCATATCGAACGCGCTGGTTGCATACAGTGCATACCCAACAGAAGCAAAAGAATCAAGGTTTGCGTTGGCACCCCCGTAAGAAGACGCAACCGCCGAATAACTATTATCCGGCATCGCAGTCGTGAAGTTCACCGTGTAATCGCCAACACCGTTGTCAGTGATACTCGACACGTTACCACTGGCACGGATCGCCACGGTACCTGTACCGTTGAAGTTGACCCATGCTCGGCAAGCATACACGGGCGCAGTGCCCACGTTACCCAAAGCTGGGGCGCTGGTGCGATACCAAGTGGTGTTCGACAGACGGTACACGAAGCTCATGGAACTGTTAGCCGCCATAGACGACACCTGAGTGCCACCGATGCTCTGACCTGCGCCACCGGCAATCGTGAGAGCCGTGATCTCTTGGGTGGTCATAAAGGTGATCACCATGCCGTCAGCAGGTGACCCCGGCATCGTGATCGTGCCCGTAGCCAGCGTACCGGCAGGCTGTGCAATCAGGGTCGTGGTGCCCGATGCAAAGGTGTAGCTGAACCCAGTTGTGAGAACTTGGTAGTCATACGACTGTAAGACTCCATTATTGCCATCGATTTTTGTGGGCATAGTGCTTACTCGTACAAAATGTTGATGGAACCAGCGTCAAAGGTGTCTGTGCCGTTGACTGTGGTGATGCGTACTCGGTCAAGGGTGCCGCCAAGGGCAATAGTCGACGCAGAAACAACCGTTCCAGCACCGTTGGAAAAAGAGAGCGTTCCAGACATTGCCCAGTTATTGCCGGTTACCAGCGCTATGGTGCAAATCCCATGTGCAACTGAACTTGCAGCATTACTTGTGACAACCGCCAAACCGGTTGTGTAATTCGCCGAGGCAACACCTGTAGTAAGAACTGAAGTTGCGCCAAGATACCCGCTCGTAGTGGGTGATCCTGAACCCAACTGAATCAACACGTTACTTGAACCGTTTGTACTCACACCCTGAAACATCACGGTGATCCGCTTGACCCAAGATGGGATGCCAGTAAAGTCGATGCTAGTGCCCGAGGTAGACGCCACAGCAGTACCGGAGACGATGTTGCTACTGACGCCGTTGACCGAAACAACGCCAGTACCGGCAGGCATGGTGGCCGTGAAGTTACTGGCCGTGGTTGGCGGGTTGATCTCGACTGAGCCGCCACTGCTTGAAACTAATTTAACGCCCATGACGGCTCCTTAAACGATGGACCAGACGCTGGTGGACGGCACGGTCACAGTGATGCTGCTGTTGATGGTGATCGGGCCAAACGTGCCAGCATTCTTGTCAGAAGGGATCGTGTAGTCAGTCATCACAATCAAGCTGTTCTCAAAGAACACCGTGTCTGAGCCGCCACCGGTAGCACCGCCACCTAAAGCACCCCAAGCGCCGTTGTAGCCCTCGAACTTGGTCGTGGTGCTATTGTAGCGAACCATGCCATCTTCGGGAACAGCGGGGCGCTCGGATGTGGTGCCCACGTTCAAGATTGCAGCGCCTGTGGACTCAAGGGTCAACAGGTCCACCACGTTCAAGTTGGTAAATGTACCCTCGTTGGGTACGTCACTACCGATGGGTGGGGGCGAGGCAAACGATTCGGTTGTCAGCGGCACGGACACATAGTCCACCGTGAACAGCAGCACATCGTCTGCGTCCTTCAGGGTGTACTTATATGTGATGTTACTAGCCAACCAGACGCTTGCCTGACCCGTTGAGTCCAGAATCACCGGGTTGGTGTTCTGCGTGGTCTGGGTGTTGTCAGTGTATGTGGCGAGGGGTGTCGTGGTACCCGCAGCGTAGGTGAACAGCTTGCCACCAACCAATGGGAGGCCGTCAGTCCCGAAGAACTGTAGTTTTGGTGCTGGAGAGAGTGAAGCCATGTCTTGGTCCTTGGTGGATTCTAACTGCTGCCGGGTTACTTGGCGAGTGCGTTGCGGTTTTTGGATGCAGGGGCCAGTTGGTTGGGCTGTTTCAATGCCTCAGTCAACTTTTTAGACACCTCGCGTGTCCGTGCGGCTTGCGCGGCTGTGCCAGCGCCAGGGACTCGCAAAGACTCCAAAGTCTCCAAACCGCGAAGAACGGCGCCAGATGTGTTGCTGTAGTTTACGGCCCCCGGCTGTGCAACCACCACATCTTTGATGGCATCGCGCAAGTCCAAAATTTGATCTCGGCCAGGCTTTCCAAACATGTAAGCCAGTTTGTCTTCTGCGTCCAACTGCGTGACCAATGTGTTCAAGTTCTTGAAAGACAGTTGATCGCCCTTGGTGAGCAACTCTTTCATGTGCTGAATGTTTTGGCCTTGCAATTCTCTGTAAGCCTTTTGACCTTCTGGGCCAGACTTCTTGAGCAAAGTGGTCACGGTTCGCATTTCTTCCAACGAGCCGTCTAAAACCACATGCTTGAACACATCGTCCAGCGCCACTCGGCGGTCTGTGTAACCGGCCTTGGTACCCAGCAGTTTGTCAACACGGGAAACGTCTTCAAACTCTTTGGCCAACTGCTTGCGTGCAGTACGGGCAGCTTGGTACAACTCGCCGCCAGCACCCTCGCCCATCTGGGTGATGATTTGCTTTAGGTCTTTGGCGTTTGCAGAGTTTTGCACTTTGCCAATTTGCTGGTAAATATCTTCCAACGCACGCACGGTGATGGTGCCAGTCTTGCCGGGGTCGTTCATGGCCAACGATTCGGCCACCGAGTCCAAGATCGGGTCTAGCTTTTGGCGCTGTGTTGGGGTCTTGCTGTTAATAAAGTCCAGCAAACTCTGGTACGGCACAGGTTGCAATGTCTCGCCAGCCGTGTCTGCCTTGGCATACAACGCCTTGTATGCGTCGTATTTCTTGGTGTATTCATCGTTCAAGGCTTTGTCAACAATCTTGCCAACTTGTCGCACTTGCGTTGGGTCGGCCACTTCTGCGCCAACTTCTGCGGTCATGCGCTCAAAGTTGTTGACAATTTGTTGTTTCTGGTTGGCCTTAAAAGAACCCATCTGTTCAGCCAGCTTGGTTTTGGTGTCTTCTGGAATGCCAGTTAACACGCCGCGCTCGGCCTCGGATTCAAACTGCTGTTGGCTCAAGTTTTTAGTTCTTTGGCCAGCAGTGGCAGGGATGTTAAATCTCTGCAAACGCTCCTCACGCATGGCTTGCTCTGCTGTAGACGCAGCGCCCATGCCTTGCATTTGCGGCTGTTCGCGGGTCATAACCTTTGCCAGCACGTTCTGCGCGGGGGCTGTGGCTTGCTGAACGGCAGGGCGCACAATGGCGCGAGTTTGCTGCGCTGCTGGGCCAATCAACGCATTAAGTGTCGAACCTGTTGCGCCCAAGGTGGGTGGCAAAGTTTCCAAAACGCCGCCAACAGAGCGCACATATTCTGGGCCGGACTCTGTTCTTGGCTGGTAAAACTGATCTGACACTGTTTTGGCCATTGCCTCACCAGCGGCTTTGCCTTGGGGTGTGCCATAGCCACCACGTGCTTCACCGTACATGCGTGCCAATGGTGTTGTTACCATGCGGCCAACATTACCAGCAATAATTGCAGGCGTTTCGATCAAACCCATCAGTTTGTCTTGCACCGATGTTTCTTGCTTTGGCAGCGTGATGTTGCTTTCACCGCCAGGGATGAGCGCAGCCGGACTTAGCCCGATGGTCTTGTAAAAGTCCATTTTGGGAATCTGGCTGTAAAACTTCTGGTGCAGCGAATCGGCCAGCTTGACATCTGGCACGGAATCGTACTGCGGATACTGGGCGCGAAATTCTGCAAGTGTGGCCATAATTAGAGTCCCGGTAATCCCAAAGGATTGTTTGCGCTTGCGCCAGGTATGTTTGCGTTTGCGCTGGGTAAAGCACCAGCACCGCCAATACTTTTGGCGCCTGGGCCTGCCTGAATCTTCATTGCTTGAATAGCCAACTCACGCGCACGTTGCTTTTGCTTGATAACTTTTTCGCTGTCGCCAGCTTGAGGAAAATACTTTCTATCTTCACGCAAATATTCATCAGCGCCAATCGCTGCTCCAGATTCTTTACGCAAGACAGCCGTGATAAAGTTTTCTTTACCTTGCATGTACGCTTGCTGGTTTTCGTTAGGACCACCCAAGAAACCAGGCAACACATTCATTACTGCGCCGGCACCTTCAGCTAATTTTTCGCCTTGATATGGCACCAAAGATGACAAAGTTCCTTGAACGGCGCCCTTAATGCGGCCACCGCTAGTTGTGCCAGCCTTTTCAAGTTCGCTCAACAACTTATGTGACTCTGCCATACGCATACCAAACGCTGTGGCATTGCCCTGACCTTCATTCAAGGCGGTGCCTTTACCCTTTAACGGCTGTGCTCCAGCAACTGGCGCGGCAACAACAGGTTGATCTAGAACGCTTGGCATACCGGGGATGGCTTGGCCAGCACCAGCTTGTGGCACGCGAGGTCCACCAGCCGCAGGCGCAGCAGGCGCAGCAGCCGGCGCAGTGCCGCCCATCATTACAGGCATTGCTTGCAATGTGCGTTTGTTCACGCCGTATATGGTGCCGTCGTCGCCTTCTTTGAGTTCGTAGCCAGGATTGGCGCGTTGCCATTCCTCTTTCGCCTTGTCAAAAGCCAACCGATCTTGTGTCACTTTAAGCTGACCTTGCGCCGTTATTTCACCAATGGTTGGAGTTTTTGTAAACTCACTGCCTTGCACCACAGTAGCTGCCCCACCCAGACCGGGACGAGACATTAACCGGCCACCGCCGCCAGTTTCTTGGGCAAAGGTGACTGGTTTGTTTTCGGTGATGTATTTGGTAGCGCCAAGCGAGAATTGTTTGACCCAGCTATCCAAACCTTGTGGATCATCAGGGATGCGCTGGATTTGTTGCATCAATGGAATGCGCGCAATTGGCGAATCTTTCATCGCAGGGTCGTTGACCATGCGCTGCAAAAAGGCGGCAGCGTCTTGTTTGCTGCCAATTTGGTTTGACAGATTGCGATACATCGTTTCTGTAGCTTGCATCAACTTTGCACGTCGAGCAGCTTCTTCGGTTGCGGCTCTTTCTTCTTCAGTGCGCTGTTTCAAAATGCCGGGAATCTGCGTGCCTTGACCTCCTTGCGCCAACAAACCAGTCAGTTTGTTGTAATCAAGTTTGCCGGATGCAGGGTCAAAAGATTGAGCATATGCTTGAGCCAAAACATTTTTGTTGTTTTGTTCAATTTCATATTGACGCATCTGTAGATCAGCCAGACGGTTCTGCTGTTGAACGCCCTGAATAGCAGCAACCTTGGCGTATTGCGCCATCGGGTCAGCAATCTGAACAGGCTGAACGCCTAGTGCGATGTTGGAATTGATAGGCATGGTTATTCCTTACTTCAAACCAATATCGGCGTTGTAACCAGCGTATGGTTCGCTCATATATGAACCGCCACCGACTCGCGGTGCCAATCGGTTAATTAAGTTTTGGCTTTGGGAATAATTGAGGTAAGTACCAAGACCTTGGTTAATGGCGTTTGCGCCACCGACATAGCCAGACGCCCGAGCGTTGGCCGCGCCTTGGTACGCCTCGCCAGCAGCGTTTGCATAGTTTTGACCCGCTGCGCCCAACTGGTTAGTTGAGGTTTGAGCCATGCCTGCGAGGGATTGCAAAGGATTCAGGCGTGCGTTGCGCTCGGTCTGGTAACGGTTAAATGCGTTCGTGTATTCTTGCGAACCCATGTCTTGACCGTACCGCTGCGCGGCTTTCAAAGCACCGCCAGAAATCAAACCACCACGGGCTGCTGCCTGACGATCCAGTGCTTTCTGCCCTTCAGACAAACGGAAAGCATAGCCAGGATCGGCTTGGAACTGCTCCATGCCAAATGGGGTGTATCTAGATGCCGCCTCAAGTTCTGGCAAAGCGCGAACACCGGCCTCACGGAAAGGCGTTTGCAGTTCGACTTGGCGTTCAAACTGTTGAGCTTGTAAATCCGCAGCGCGGTCTGCTGCTGCGGCTTGCGTTTTTGCGGCTTTATTTGATGCGCTTGCACCTATTACGCTGCCAACAACCGTGGCCCCTGCTACCCATCCAGACATGGCAATTCTCCTTGTAACACGAGGCCAAAATTGACCCGCATTGACGCCCTGTAATCAACCAACAATTCGTCGTTAGCGTATATTTTACGCATAGCAACGGCATAAATGTCATCGCCCACTTTTTCAGGCTGCACATTGCAATAAACCGAGTGGTTTATAAACCGCCCGCCAGGCGTTCTTTTGCCGTTTAGCCTGCCGGGGCACACAATTTCCCCAGCTTCAAAATCACGGGTTGCAAACAACCCTTTACCATGTATTGGCGAATCGCGCAACTCTACAGCCACACCTTCAGGCATTTCCATCAAATCTGACTCAATGTGGACAACTGCGTCCATTTCATCTTGAGTCATGCCGATCTGGTGCAAAAAAGCCCCGTAATCAATTTGTGCCTTTTGCACATCTGTCCGGCTGTCAGCCAAGCCACAATCAGGCACCACATACAGTCGGTCTTCAAGAACTGCCAAATCAGTGCAGTCGTCTGGGTTGTCGTAAATGTCCACCCAAACCACTTCATCCTCAAAAACTCGACCAGCGCGTTGCATTCCAGCACTTGCGTCAAACTCGCACGGTGCGGTCAAAACCTTTAAGCCATCATCGGTGTTGACTGCAATTGTGCCTTTTTCTAGGCGAACGCGATAGGGGGTTTTGTGTTCAGCGCCAGTTAAAACTGTCCACGCAGGGATAGTAATTTTGCGTTCGTACTTACCCGGCGTAAAAATGTGTTCGGTGACAATGTTGGCTTGCGGCATTTTCAACAATTCATTTTGCAAAGCCACTACCTTGTCAGGCGTGACAGTTGCAATCTCAAAATTATTGATCTCCGCAAGTTGCATCAGGTCACCTCACGGCCAGAAACGCGCATGTTGATTGCGCTTGACGCACTGGCGATAGTCGAGATATACGATGTGCTTGGCATGATCTGACCCACCAGTTCAGGGAAAGTGTACACCTCGGACGCTGCCAGTGACTTGGTTTTGGTAATCAAGTTCTGGTTGCCGGGGGTGTCCGAGCCTGTGACCAAGTTTACACTGATTGTCGCTGTGCTGCCACTGATGTTTGTGGCCGTGAACTTGTCAATGATGGTAGCCGTGACGTTGCTACCCACGATGTACTGGGTCGTCTGGGTGTTCTCAACCAGCTTGGCCGGGACTAGATTTCGTGCTGTTACGGTCATTTTGAATCCTTAAACGACAATCCATGACGAGCCGGAAGGCACCGTGACAACAACACCGCTGTTGACCGTGATGCGACCTGCCGACATGGCGTTATTGCCCGAAGTGATCGAGTAGTTCGACGAGATTGTGGCGTTATTTTCCCACATACCCTGCGCCGTGATGTTGCTACCACCACCCGCAGCCGCTGCCCACTTGACACCAGCCGCCGCAGTCGAGTCAGCAGTCAGCACATAAGTGTCAGCGCCCACGCCCAGTCGGATGTTGTTGGTGCCGTTGTCAACGATCAGGTCACCCTTGGTTGTGGTGGGGGCCAGCGCATCAAACGCTGCCGTTTGGGTGGTTTGCCCAGTGCCACCGTTGGCAATCGCCACGGTGCCGGTCACGTTGGCGGCGGTGCCCGTGGTGTTTTGGTTCAGGGTAGGGAAGTCAGCCGCAACTGCAATCGTCAACGCGCCAGTGCCTGTGGTGGACTTCAGGATACCGGTTGTGAGGCCACTGGTGCCTGCCGAGTAGTCAGTGCCAGCGGTGGCCGCAGACATGGCCGTGCCGTTGCCCTTGAGCAACCCAGTCAGGGTGGTTGTAAGGGTTAACGAGGGGGTTGTGCCACCACTCGATGTGCCAGCGAACCCGTTGGCCGATGTCACGGCCACAGATGTCAAATATGACCCGGCAGGCTGCTTTGCGTTGAACGTGGACCAGTCGGTGCTGGACAAGTAACCGTCAGCACTCGATGTGGCAACCGGCATACTGAGAGTAGGGGTTAACCCTCCTGTGGTGGCAAGAGGGGCAGTGACGCCAACTGAGCTAACGTAGCTCAAAGCTGGCACATCTGCGGCCACGATGCCACGGAATGTGGGTGTGCCTGCCGAACCGTTAGGCGCAGCCAAGAATGTATTGGCAGTCTGGGATGCAAAGTCCGAGGGGGTAACAGCAAGAGTGCCGCCCAGCGTCAGACTGCCCGTGGTGGTCACAGTGCCTGTTAGGGTTAACCCGCTAACCGTGCCTGTGCCTGAAACTGAGGTAACCGAGCCGCCGCCAGTGCCTGCACCGATGGCAGTGCGGAACGTGGGCGCATCCATCGTGGTAATGGTGTTGTCAGCGTTGATCTGGACAAACGTGATTGCGCTGGGGTTGGTCAGCGTGAAGAAGTTACCACCGACAGTTGTGGCCCCAAGCGATGTGCGGCCAGTTGCCGCCACCAAGTCAGTTGCACCGCCGTCCCACTTCAATCGGTCGGTGTACGCAGTGTCCCACTCGGTCTGCTTGGCCGTTGTGGGGATGGCATAGCCTGCCGTGTAAGTAACGGCAAGAGTGCCTGATGTGGTGATCGGATTACCGGAAACTGACAGCCCAGTGGGCACTGTCATGTCAACCGAGGTCACTGTACCCGTGCCACCACCGCCACCGCCAGTATCTGGTTGGGGAGGTGGACCGATTTGCAAGTCGTCCAGCGAGGTCTGGTTACCGCCGCCACCCGCCAAGTTAAACAGGTTCAGAAAGAACCGGTACCACTCGCGGGAAACCATACCCGTGCGCGGGACGATAAATTCGACCCGGTTGGACGGGATATTGGTTATATTGAGTTGTTCAGGCATTGGTCGGGGTCACAATGAGTTGAGCACCCATGATAGCGATTTTCACGGGGTCGGTGCCCGAAACCTCATATACACGGTCGCGCAGCTTCAGTGTCATCCCGAGGCGACGATAGATGGCTCGGCGGTAATACTCGCCAATCTTGCCCATCGACATCCAGTGCTCGTTGGACCAAGTGTGCCCACCATCGTCCGACCAGCGCAGCATCATCTGAGGCTCAGAGCCTTGACCAGTGTTCAAACCCACACCGGTTTCGCAGTCGATTTGCAGGCTGTGCTGCGTAGTGCGCTTGAGGTTGTTGGTGCCCGTAGGCAGTGCTCGCCACGAGCGTAGCCACTTTTGAATATCGCCGTTGTCGGCGTATTCGTCCAAGTCAAAGGCGTAGATGTTGCCGTTTTCAAAGTCACCCACGACGATCTGGTCGTCGTAGACAGCTTGACAGTTGGAGCGGTGGCGCACAAAGTTGCCGTTGTCCCAACCGGCTCGCTCATGCCATGCCTGAGTTGCCACATCGTAGACCCAAGTGGTCTGCGCTGTCGGGAAAATCAGCACGTAGAAGGCGTGGCCGTCTTGCTGGTAGGTGTACCCGATGGCGTCGGAAATGTCGCCATACTGCTGAATCTGCCACTCGATTGCATGGGTGGAGATACGCTGGCCGGTGTAGCCGTTAGCCCGGTAGACGATGCCACGTCCACGGGCGTCAGAACCCAGCCAGAACAGGCCGTTGTCGAGCTTGGCAACCGAGTACGCAGCCGCGCAGCCAATCTCGTTAAAAGCGCCTTGGATGCGCTGCAAAGGGAAGTCGGGCAGACCTGCGTCATACCAAACTTCGACCGAGTTGGCCCCAAACAGCCACGCTTCGCGGTGATCCACGATCAGCGACACCAAGCCGTCTGGATCGCCTTCGGCGCTGGCAAAGTCAAGCGGATCGACAGACAAGCCGTCCAAGAGCGATGTCACCCAGACCCGTGCGCTGTTGGGTTCGTTGAACACAAAGTAGCCGTCCAGATAACCAACCTTGACAGCGCCGGGGAAGTCGGGGTCAGTGATCTCGGCAAACACCTCGGTCACGACGTTGTAGATGAAGCCGTCAGGGTTGCAGGCGATGAAAATCTGCGTGCCGTTGTCGGCCATTGACACAGGACCAGTGCCCGTGACAGTGCCCAAGGGTTTGATCTTCCAACGGGTGGTGTTGCCGATGACGTTCAGGCGGTACAGCGTGTCGCCCGACACGGCGTACAGGTAATCTTTGAGGGGCCACAGTCCACGGATCGGGCCATTTCCAGCCGCCACCAAACGGCGCAGGCCGGGGCAGCGGGAAAGGAATGCAGCGGTTTTGCCACCCTCGGGAACAATCTCGGGGTACAAATTGACCATGCGGTTGTCCGCAGCGTTGACGCTACGGGCCACATAGCTGGAGCCGAGGATCGGGGAGTCCATTATTTAGTAATTCCTGTGTTAACATTGAGGCTCAACACAGGAGAACTGAGATGAGCAAGCCCGATATTACCGCAGAACAACTGCGTGAAATACTGGAATACACCGCCAAAACTGGCGAGTTGGTTTGGAAAATTCGACCAAGCCGGGCGGTTAAAGCTGGCGATGTGGCGGGAAACATTAACGCAAAAGGCTATTCGACAATTGGCATTTGCGGAAAAGTTTACAAAACGCATCGTGTTGTGTGGTTGCATGTTACCGGAAATTGGCCTTTGGGTTTGATTGACCACATTAACGGAAACAAAGCTGACAACCGATTTACAAATCTTCGTGATGTAGGCGCAAGCGAGAATTCTCAAAATGTTCACAAACCAAACAAACGAAACAAGTCCGGTTTTATGGGTGTCATTTGGTTCCAAAATAAATGGAGAGCTAGCATCACTATTAACAGAAAAACGCTTCGCATAGGTGATTACGCTACCCCGGAAGAAGCGCATCAAGCCTATTTGATTGCAAAACGCATTTATCATGTTGCTTGTACCATTTGAATACTTTAGTCAATAGTTGCCAGCATATATGTTGAAACGCTGGCGAGTTGCCACGATGGCGTACGGCAGGCTCATTACATCGTCAGGGTTGTTGATGCGCTTCAAGTTGCGCTTGCTGGTCATGGCGATGCGTTGCACCTGTGGGCTTGGCTCTACGCCAAACTCAGGAGCAATTTCCATCGCCAAGTTGTAGGTAAACGCACGGAGATAACCCGGTGGAAAATGCAATTCAGTGACCAACTCAGCAGGTTGGTCCAATTTCTGAACCGACACAAAGTGCCACTCCAAGTCCTGTGTGGGACGAGGGTAGATAAACATCTCAGCGTCAGGGTACGTCATGTTGACGAAAATCACCTGCGGATATGTAGATGTGACGGTCTTGACGGCAATACCGTTGTATTGCTGCTGGTTGATGAATTTAACGCCATACGACACGCCGTTGGGCGCCTTGAAGTATGTCGAATCGTCAAACAAAACGGGGCGGTCGCCCACGAAGTCACCAGACGGGCCAAGGGTGCGGCTGATAAGGCCGGAGGGCCAAGTGAACACTTGGTCTTGGGTGCAGAAAACAGAAAGACGCTCGATGTTCCACGACTCAATCATCTGATTCATTGCCATCAGAGCGTCTTGGGACATTGCAGCAGACGGCGTTTCACCTTCGGCAAGAATGCCAAGCAATCGGAATGCTCGGTTGATTTGGTCGCCAGCGGTGTACGTAGCCATGCTCAGACTCCTTCAGGTTCAGCTTCAACTTTACGCACAATTTTGCGTTTTACAACAAGTGTGTTGGCCGCTGCTTCGGGAACCGAAGGCGTGTCTGGATTATAGCGAGTCCAGCCGTTTTGTTCATCAGCCTCGGCTTCAAGTTCCATTGTGGCAACTTTTGCGCCGTGGTCAGGGTGTGTGAGATAGATGACAGCCATGTGGTTCTTTTAAAAACGGGGACCGAAGTCCCCGTTTGGTTTACACATTGTGAATCAACGAATAGTTGATCACAACAGCTTCCGACAGCGAGCCGCCAGAAATGTTGCGAAGGGTGATGCTGACAGAGCCAGCGCTCAAGCCAGAAACCCAGCAATTGTAAGCACCAGCAGTGGCACCCGCTGCTACGTTCAAGATCACAATGTCATTGACAGAAATGAGCGAGTTGTTCAACGTGAAGGTCACGTTGGTCACACTTGCCAAAGCTGCGTTGTTCATTGTGATTTGACCAGCAGACTTGTTCAGCGTTACCGCTGTGGACTTGCTGGTAGCTTGCGTCACTGTGCCTTGAGCATCTGCGGTGTAGCCCAAAGAGCCGCTAGACAAAATATTGTCTGCACCAACGATGTCTTGGTCAGTATATGCAACGCCAATCGGTTTGGTATTTGCCATGATAAATCCTTAGTTAAAAAGCCCCCGAAGGGGCTTTCAGGTTTAGGCAATGCGGTATGCAGTCCAAGCACCGTCGCCGGTTTTACGAGCGCGGAACTGGGCAGAGGTGCCAGCAGACACGGCGGCAGTGCCAACCAAAGTCCAGCCAGTACCAGCAGCCAAGGTCACAGCGTCAGAGCCAGAAGCGTCAGCGTTGATGACGATGAAGTCAAATGCTGCGTTCACTTTGGATGCGCTGCTGATGTCAGACTCGACGAGTGCCACGGTGGGCAAAGTCAAGTTACCGGCAGAGCCGTTGAACACAAACAGACCGTTTGCCAACTCAGCGCTTGTCATTGTCGCAGCAGCAGCCACGGCAGTAGGAGCGCCTTGCACGAACAGTTGAGCCTCGCCGACGTTACCGTCGCCAACTTGATAACCACCTGCACCATTAGGGAGAGCCATGATAATTTCCTTTCAAGATTAAGATACACGAAAGGGGGCCGAAGCCCCCGTTTCAGATTAGCCCCAGAGGCGAACGCCCATTTGAGGACGGATCGTGCTGTAGCCGTACAGAACGTCAACACGGCAAGGCAAGCGGTCGTTGTTGATGTCGTACTGACGAACAACGCGCAAGCTGATACCGTTGTGAACGGCACGAGCAGCCATGTCCACACCTTGTGGCAACAGCAAGTCAGCAGTTGCGAAAGTGATGGCATCCTTGTGGTACACCAAGTTCTGAGCGTACTGGCTAGAAGCAGCGCCGTAGAACACAACGGCCTTACCGGAGGCAGGCAAGCTGTCCACGGTAGCCAAAGCGTTGCTGGCCGAGTACATTGGAGACACGGTGATGCTACCAGCGCCGGAACCGTTCAAAGTCACGTCAGCAGCAGCCACGAACTGGAACAACGAACCGGTAGACTCACGAGTCTGTGGGTTCACTGCATAGCAGTCGGCCACGGTGAACACGTCACCTTGCTTAACGGTTGCGTTTGCACCAGCGCCGGTGATGGCGATAGTGGTTGCGCCTTCGGAGGTCACAGCAGCCGACAGGGTACCGCCAGTGGCTGTACGCGAACCGGTGGTGAACTGCTTGATGGACTGAGACATGTTGATCTCGTCAAAGCCCAACACGCCAGTACCCATCATGCCGTTCTTGAACTGCTTGCTGATAGTGTCGGTGGGGTTGAACAAGCCCTTCATGCCTTCAACCAAACCAGCGTTAGCGGCAGGGTTGACGGTGGCGTAACGTGGGGACATCACGGCAGCGTTTTCGTTCAGCTTCTGCTGGGCTTGCAACAGCACCAAAGAAGTCGAAGGAGTAGAGCCGGGAGTACCAACGGAGTTACCGATGTACTTGTATGCGTTGGCAACGTCAGCGTCAACGCTAGAGGCCAACTGGCTGATACGAGGCTTCAACACACGCTCTGCGAAGTCGTCCAATTGCATGGTCAATTCAGCAGATGTGAAGTTCACGCCGATGTGCTTCTGGCTGGAAACAGTCAGAGTGGTGAACTGTTCGTTGTCGTCCTGAACTTGCAGGGCGGCACCGTCGGTCACCAGAGCGCGGTCGGGCAAACGGATACGCAGTGTAGAACCGATTTTGGCGCCTTCAACAGCGAAGCTGTCGTCGTACTGGCGGTTCACGTTGCGGGTGATCACCAAGTTGTTCTCGAGGATTTCGAGAGCTTTGCGGGTGATCATGTCAATGGTCAGAATACTGTTAGACATGTTAGTCCTTTCAAAAAATTAGCGGTTTGCCATTGCTTGCAACTTCTTCATCTGCCGTGCGCGTTCGGCTTCAATCCACTGCGAGTCCGTCATGGTCTTGATAGACCGTGGGTCCGTAGTGTCATAGGCCGGTGCTCCAGAGGAGCGTGCGGTGACAGGTGAAATCGGCGCAGGCGCTGACGTGGTTCGTTTTACAGGAGGATCAGACGCCAATTTGGCCTCAATCTTCCCGATTTCTTTCGCCTGTGCGAGTGGCGACATGCGTGAGATACGCTCTGCGTCTTTGGGATTGGAGCCAAGGTAGTAAGCTAACTCGGGGCCAATGTCCGAAGACTGGATCGTTTCAGCCATCACATCGGTGATTGGTAGCTTGGGGTTGTATGCAACTTGCTCGAAGTCGTCATATTTATCCCGTGCCGCTTCCTCACGTTCTTGATAGCTTTCGAGCACAGCGGATTGCTGCTTGGCGGCTTCACGCTTGGCGATCAGTTCTTCAGCTTTCTGGAGGGCCAATGCTTCCGCATAGGCTTCAGGGCTTTCAAATTGGTCAGCGGATGCTGCTGGCGCTGCTTTCAACACCTGCTGTTCAGCTTGGCGTTGTTGCTGCTCTCGTTCCCACTTACGTTGCTCTCTTGCGAGGCGTTTGCCAATCATCGCGTCGATTTCAGCTTGAGAATATTTCTTTTCTTCAGCTTGCTCGGGTTGATTTTCAGCGACTTCCGGCGCATTTTCAATCGCTTCAGGAGTGGCCGTCACTTCTGGCGCAGGCGCGGAGTCAACTTCCGCTAAGGTTTGGACTTCATCAGTCATTTTTGATTCTATTGAATCCCTGATCTACCGGATCAGTACGGTTTGCCCGATATTACATCGGAAAATCTTAGTCGTAAACAACCGTGTATTCGATGGTGTTTGCGATGTCAATGTATAGACCCTTGCTGAACCAAAGGCCAGCAGGGAAACTTGCGTATTGGGTACCAGCGGCGACAGTCACCGTGGCGATGATTTTGGGGTCGCTGGTGCTGGCGGTTGCGCTGTCGTACAGCGCGAAGGTGCCGCTGGTAGTGCTCGACACGAACACGCCGAACAACTTGCCGCCGCCGATTTTGATTTGGGCGTCTGCGTTGCCCTGTTTGTAGAGTGCCATGATTGCTTCCTTATGCTAAAAAGCGAAGTTTGTAAAGGGTGGACAGGTACAACCCAACGATTTCGTCGATGATGTTCTGAATCGGCGTGTCTGTCTTTTCACAGACGTCGTAACGACCTTTTTCAATCTCATTGACCTGATCTTGCAGAAATTCAATGATATTGGTGGTCTTTTTGGATGCCGGAATGGCAATTGGACCAATCAAACCGTGACGACCTTGATACGCCTCGGCAAACTTGTCGGCCAGTTCCACGACATCCTCGTAGAAATGACCCAGCGCCTTGTGCTTGCTGTAGCTGCGGGTGTTCAGGTGAACTGAATGAGCCACAGTGCGGCTCAAAAACAGTTGGCCTACGAACTGAGATGCGTTCATTGCATGGCTCCTTCAGGGGGCATTGGCTGCTCCATCATGCCGATGTCCATCTGCTGCTCGGGCATCTCAGGAATCCCGTTCAATTGACCGTTGGACTCCATTGCCGCAGCGACCACACCCATTGCGATGTCTTGAATCTGCTGCTCGTTCATGCCAGCTTGTGTGGCCGTGATGCGCTGGGTTTCAGCCTGATACGCTTTGATCTCGGCCTCGTAGTCTTTGCG